TATGGAAAGAAATGAATACCAAGAAGGAAAGCATACTAAGTTTATTTATTCGAGTAAAAGACGCATTCAGCGAAGAGTTCTACAGTTAGAAAAAACTACAGCAGAAGCGATTTATAGTTATATTCATTTGAACCATCAAGACCAATGGTTTGAAAGCAATTTTGCTTTTTTAAGTTGTTGGAAATTTTCAAAAATAGATTTTGGTAAACCTGATGTTTTTTGGTGTGACACTATTTATTTTGAAGATTCGCATATAGAAAATGACAGAACATTTGTTTTTAGTGGACATGCTTGGATTGGCTTATTAAGCAATGTTGGATCAGAATGGAAAGTTCCAGTTACAGGAAAGTTCTGTATCAGCTCGACAGGAAAAATATTAAAAAACTATACTTTAATTTTTTACAACGGAAGTCAGGAATTAATTCTATCGAAATAATAAGAACACCTTAAATCGTCCTATATTTAACATAATGGGCGTTATGTGACTTAACCCTCACTCAGAGGGCCATGCCTCAATCAATTTTTCTTTATCAACTCGCTCTGCATCAGCTCGTTCTGCCATTTTTGTATATTCTCTGACGCAATAGCTGAGTACGTTTGATTCAATTTCAATGTACTCAGTTTTGGCTTCACAGGTAGCACTGGACAAGCGACTGCTTGCAATCTTGAGCTGCTTTGACAAGCTATCAGCATTGGACTGAGCAAGATCAGCATCAGACTTAATTTGCTTAATTTTGGCATTATAGTTTTGCTCCGCTTTTAACTGTTGTTCAGACCATTGTTTTTCTTTGAGTGCTGCTGAGGTTTTGGCCTTGGCATTTTCAGCTTGCAAAACAATTTCAGCCTGTTTGTATTTTTCTATCTGCCCCGTTTTGTGATTCAACAAACCAAGACAAATAAGCAATAAAAAAGCGAGAAGTCCGATTAAGATTCCTCGCCATGCTTTTACAGCTAAATATAGGTAGGTCATTTTAGAAACAACTCCATTTCAATTTTTCTGCGCTTTATAAGTCCATTCAGAACTCGACCACCTCCACGGTTCCAGCGTAGGAATTGCTCTGCCGCGCCTTTATAATCTTTTGCATTTAACTTTTTAAGCAAAGTCGATTTGCTAAGATTGCCCTCACCAAGGTTGTAAGTGAATGAAGCCAAAGCATCGAATTGGTTTTGATTGAGCGCTACTTTCACCAAACGATTGATAGCATTTTCAAATACCACCAAATCATTGCGAAGATATTGTTCTGCCTGAGATTCGGTGCATACATCACCTTTTTTAACACGCACACCATTCGGATATTTGATTGTGCCAAAGCCAATGGTCCAAACACCTACGCCATCATCATAGGCTTTCAATCGTAATCCTTCAAAACCTTTGATTAGATTGATCCCTGAGTTACTTGTCTTCATTTGATTTCACCTTATCTTTTACGAACTTTTCTGCTTGTGATTCAACAAATTGACTACCCAATGTTCCTAAAAACGCCCCTAAGCCTAGAATGGCAAGCATGTTTAAGTCAGATATCCAGATGAGTGCCCCACCTGCGCCAAGTGTTGTGAAGCCGTTCAAGATCGCTCGACCAAGAACAACTCGCCATGTTAGTTTTTCAGTGCTTACGAGTACTTTTGCCATAGCAATTACTACTCCCATTAGAATTAATTGAAGTGCCACTTTCTCATGCTCTTGCATGTAACCCCCCTAATTTTTGGCAATAAAAAAGCACCCGAAGGTGCTACCAAGCTATTAATCCCGTAGGATCAGTCACTATATATTCGTTGATTGTTAACTTCGCGGTATCATTAGTTGAGTTCGCATAGAAAGAGATAACTGGATAATAAGTGCCTGAAGCAGATAATGTGAAAGCAACACCTAGATCAATTCCATTTTTAAAAAATGATACCAATGCGCTTGTTCCCGACTTTGAGAATTTGATACCTATTCTGTCCCCAACTGTAAATGCTGGACCATAATTAGAATAACTCCCCCATTCTCTTTTTCTTCCATCAGAAAAATACTGAAATCTACCATCATTCCCAGCATTACCACTCGAATTAATTGAGCTTGAAATTCCAATCGCTAAAGAATTTGAATAAATTATTGTCAATTTATCAATCGTAAATTCAATATATCTTGCTTTATCTCCAACTGTGCGCCCTACACTAACACCATCATGGAACCACTGCTGCCACAATCCAGTTGGATAAGTGATAGTTTTATTTGAATCAGATAAGACAATCTGAGACACACCATTCCATTTAGAGAAAACCACTGTTTGTTTGAATGTATGTGTATCAACTTCAATTTCTTCACTAATTTTTTCAACCGCATTTTGGACTGAAGAAAATCGAACATAGTATTTCTTGTTTGCTAATGCAGTTGTATCTGAAAATTCAGTTACAGTGATATTTTCAGCAGTAGGTAACGGCATTGATTCAGGATTCATCGGTGTTTCAGATCGATAGTAATTAACACTATGATAAAAACCATCCACCTTAAATTGATAATCTATCTTCATGATTCACTCACTGTATATTGAATATCATAAGGCGCACTAAAAAACTTACTCAGTTCTACAGTGTGATTAAATGATTGATAAGACTCAAAACCATCTCTCAATGATTTCAAAGTAATTTCAATAGAGAATGTATTTGCATCCATTGATGATGTAGCAAAAGTATAAGTATTAAGTGAACCCAAACTTAAATTCTGGGTTCTCAATACAACATCGTTCTCATCTCTCTCAATAAGAATTAACTGATAAGTGACGCCACTTTCAAGCGTTACACCTGACTCAAAAAAACCTAGTATTTCACCACCAGTTTGTTGAATTCGATTTCGATCAACCCAAGTCAAAACAAGATCATTTTCAATTTCATCAGGATAATACTCACCATTAATTTTTACGTTAGCACCCGGATAAGGGCGATTCGCACGACCTTTGATTTCAAGAATTCTAACTGCGCTGGTACCTAAATTCTCAACACCACTTGGCGTGGTTGTTAATACCTTGGCTTTTACCGTTTCACCATCAACATAAACAGTCTGATCTAGACCACTTGAGTCATCCCAAAAATAAAAAACCGCATCTTTCGAATGCGGTTTTGGTAATGTATCTAATGCGCCTCGTTTGACAGTGAGTATTTTTGTTTCTGTATCATAGCTTTGATAAACAAGAAGCTCTTGATCAAGTTGCACCAAAGTGCCTACTTTTACACGAGACAAATCCTGCATTTTTTTCACTGCAAAAGATGTATCTGTAAATGAGATATCTTGATCCAAGCTGCAACTTGCACAGTAATCAACAACACCAACTTCTTCAAAAGAAGATGTATTTGAACCGCTATCCGTATACAGCAAAGCACTTAATGAGTTACTTTGCGGCTTAAATGTTGCTGCCATCATATATCCAATTTCAGGATTATTGGCGAGTTCAGTATCAACAGAAGTTTGCCCCATTCTTTGCACAGCTTCCAAATACGGCATTTCAAAGACGATGCTTGAATTGGGTTGTGGCGGTAAAATTGGATTCGGATTTGGATCTACATTGATTGTTGAGTAACTAATGTTTGAATACGGAACAACTTCAACAAAATCTAAAGTGACTGTGTTGTCGCGCCCATTTCCAAGATTTATATTCATCACTCGAACTGGCAAATTCACAATGTTTTTACTTTTCCATGAAAGTAGCACGACATCGTACTTATTCAGTTTTCGTGCTTCATATTTCCCTGTTGTGAATGTGCCCTTCCATGCCATAGTTGATAACTGTTTAAGTTTCCAATTCGCAACCATTTCAGCATTTCTACGTGTCATAAAATATGGAAATTTCAAGTCTTCAGCATTTTCATGATCAATTGTGTGGAATGAACCAACATCACTGAGTGAAAAAGACGAATCTTTAATATTTACACGATCATAGAAAGATACATTGACTGCATTAATCTGATCTTCAGCATTAATGATATCGGGTTGAAAAGACTTAATATTACTTTCATTAAAGTGCAAAGCATCATTCAAATTCAGCAAATCATCACGAAAAAGAATGACTTCATAAAGACCTGTTTGGCGATTGATTCGTACACCACCTTCAATATGATATTCCAGCTCCTCGAGTGCTTCCTTGCATGATTTTTGCTGAATGCACCACGAAATACCTAAACGCTCATCATAAATACGATCAGCCATGAATTTGAAATTCTTATCATTAATTTCAGATTCAGGCTTACCCATTGCTGTGTAATCAGTCAATATTTCTCGAATTTTATGAATAGGGTTTATGTCTAAACCACTCATATCCTTACAAAATTTATAAGTTTTTGGCTCAGGTGGATTATAATCAAAATAGAAATCAGATGGTTTTCCATTAGGATATGATGAATTAAAAGTATTAATAAAATTCCACGAAAATTGAATCCAATGTTCTGTTAATTCGCATGGATTTAATGTTACATCAACATCAATTTCTTGATCCCAAAATATCTCAATATCATTTGATTTGTGGTTTAATTTAGCGATTGACAATGACCCTGATAAACTTATTGATACCTTCGTACCTGAAGATACTAAAAACCGAGGTATTGACAATTTTACAGGCGCACCTGTTGCTGCTTTAAAAAAGAACTTAACCCAACATGGACCGCGCGTACTAGCAAATGCGCTTGATAATCGAAAAGATCCCACTTCGGTTAAAAACCTATCTTCCCCATTTATTCGATTCCAACGCACTGTGAAATCTTTATATTCAGCTTTAATTAACTTACAGTCTCTGCTCTCATAAGCCTCAATTTCACACACAACATCACCATTGGCATTTACTTCATACCACTGTCTACTCCCATCGTTTTTGATTCGTGTGCGCTTTACCCACAACATGAATTCTTTCATCATTCCCGACATGGAAACAAGTTGAAAGCCTTTATCTAAACTGTCTTGAGCATGAAAAACTAAATACGATAAATTAGGATAAGCGGAAACATCTTCATCAATTTGTTTAGCTAAATAAGTATTCTGTGGTTGCCCATCTTCACCGACATATACATCAATTGCACCAACCCACCCACCTTCTTTCTTATCACCACCAAACAGGTTGGGTTGGTCAATGAAAACCGATGCACGACCTGCTTTCAATTGTTGCTTTTGCTCAGGTGTTAGAATCCATCCCTTTTTATCTGGATTAATATCAAGAAGGTGCTCAATTCGATTGCCAATAACTGCCATCAAGCCTTTAAAATAGGTATATCCTACTGTCTGAGATTTACTGCCGCCCATATTTCAACTCCACAACTTGAATCGCCATTGCATCTTTTGTACTTAAGATTTTTTCAGCATCAATGCCGTTTTTTAAGAAGTCCTGAAAATCTAAACCATGTAAAATAAAAAATGCCCGGGTTCCCCGAGCACACATTTTTGCATTACGAATGTCTGACATATAGATTTTCATTTCTTGCCACCCTTTGATTTAATTGGCTCTGTAGATGGATTTCCCTCCCATGTTATATTTGTAAAAACATGGGGTGAACCAGCAATATCAGAAAATGAAACACCCTCATCCGCAATTGTGCCATTGTTTTGATTAGGCTCAGGTTTATTCAGTTTTTGAGACTTCTTTAATGAATAATAACTGTAGACAGCAGATGCTACAGTTACGGCAAGCATCGCCCAGATAATCCATGGTGCTATAAACATAGCTCACCTATTTATTTAACAATTTCATCGTTCACTGGATTTGTGTTTGGCATGTAAGGATGCCCCATAAAGCGCAGATTGTTCCCAAATGTTTTGCATGAAACCATTGATTGATCGCATCCCATTGCAATAAAGACTTCATCACCCACCTTTAAATATGGAAATGGTCGATACATTGCCAAACCCATTCCTGAAGAGTTCACTACAAACACATACACGCCATTTTTATAGATCAAGCCTCGGGCAAATGCGTTCTGTGCTTCACGTGTAAAAGTGGTTTCCGTTGTTGTTACAGTAGTTTCTTCACCTGTATCTTTATCCGTGGTCACTTTCACTATGGTTTTAGTTTTGGTGACTGTATCTTTTGCATCAATAGTCGTTAATGAACTTTGAATGGTTGTTGTAGTGACAGCTGGATTTTCATCCTCATCGACAGATTCAACCACTGTTACTGTGGGTTCAAATTGAACAATAACCTGTAGATCATTGATTGATAATACTTTGGCTTTTGATGACCATGTATAAAAATCTAAGCCACAAAATCGATCATAAATCTTGTTGGGGCAAGGCTTTTGAAACTTGCGAGTTAAGATTTGGCGATGCTGATACGTCTCATTGGTTGATGCAACGAGAGTCATCGTTTTAGCATCTTCATCAAACTTTGGAACTGTCACACGACCTTTAAATAGGACCAGTGAATCACCTTTATAAAGCTCTAGAATGGTCACTGTCACAGCATCATAGAAGATCTTATTAATGAATAACTGCTGCAGATCTTCTCCATTGGCATCTAATAACGGAATCTGTGGAAAAGTAATATCAACATCAGCCTTATCAATGCCTGCATCTTCAATATCAGTTCGACTCATCCCTCGAATCGGCTGATATGTGATTTCATTATGGATCACTGGTTTTGATGAACTTGTGAAATACCACGCCTTGGCACCAAGCTTAAATTGGTAAAGCTCTTTACGACTTTTAAAGATCATGAATGAAGCTCCACAATTGGCACATTAACTTGAGTGATTGAATTTCCAAGGAAAGTAAACTCGACACTATCGGCAGCCAACCGGTACAAGCCGAGATAGCAAACTGATTCGATTTGAGATTGCAAAACATCAAGACCAGGTGAAACTGTCAGTCTTGTTTTACTACCATTCTTATTAATTGCAGTGATTGAATGTGCTGACCAAATCCCATTGATTTTGACAGCTAAATTTTTTCGATCTGCTTCAATCACATATTCGTTATCAACTTCAATCCAATTCAGACCGCTACTCGTCACATTAAGATGCTTTTCGTATAGTGGCATCCAAAAGGCTTTATATTTTCCAAGTCGTCTGAATAAGAAATTCTTATACTGTGAATACTCTTCTTTTGACTTCAAAATAGATTTAAAAGGCTTGGTGTATCTTGGCTTTTCCCAATTCGTAAAGTCTTGGAAACCGCCTATTTCTCCATCTACAATCACTTGATGTTGAGTCAATGCCATTGATAATGAATCACCTTCCAACACCAATGGCTTAAAATAAATATCCTCACCCTTGTATTGCTCAGGCTCATCACCTTCATCATCCAGACAATCTTCATCAAGGACCTTGAATATAATTTCTTGCCCTGCATAAAATCCAGAAGCTGCAATACTCGCGTCACCATCAATGATGCAGATTCTTAATGGCGTCATATATGCATTGGTTGCTGTGATACTTTTTGAAAATCTAAATCCATCTTCAAATTCAATCTTTTCCTCTTGAATGATCTCATCTGTTTCAGGATCTCGAATTTCTTGCTGAGTCACCACATAACGACCAATTTCTGTAATCTCGGCAACACGAACACCTTCATTTGATTCAAGCAAAATAAAACCGACTCGTAAGTCGGCTTTAGTAAGTTTGGTGTCAAAGGGTAAAAAGTCTGAATCCAAATCAGGAATTTTCAGTTTAATCTGTTTCATTGGAATGCCCCACAACCCACGAAGATTCGCATAGAGCATGTGGAACATATCACCTAAGGCTTTTTTAAAAGTCACATATTTGAAACGCAACTCTTGGCGCGGTTGATCACGTAAATTTAAGCGATCTTCTGAACCGTCGTAATTCTCATGGACCTCGGTTTTAAACTCTAAGTATTCAGTCGAATCAAGCAAAGGACAGTATGTTAATACATTCACTGTGCCGAATTTTGTTTGTATTTTCATTGTGTCCTCTTGCTTAGTCTATCGAAAGCTATGTTTCTTTAAAACTTTCAAAATCACTTTTTCAGCTTCTTTTGTTTTTAGAACTGTTTCTATTGATCCACCGTCATTTGAGTTTTTAACAACATACTTTGGTTCACTTCGTTTCTTAATTGATAGACCGATCAAACAGCCTGCACAAAGCCATAATAGATTTTTCATAAATACTCCAAAAAATTAAAGCCTCTACTGAGGCTTATCGGGCATAACCATTACGCTTTAAGGTTTTTATGATGAGCTGCTCACCTTCTCTACTTTGCAAGTAATCACTCATTGCTTTCCTTTCATCAAGAATCACAATTTGGGGATTCACAGTCACTTGCGAGGGTTGTGAATTTTGATTAGATCTCGACTCACTCAAATATCGCGTCAAATCCTTATTCTGCTGGGGATTTAAAACACGTTCACCACCATCAAGCAACCAAGTACCTTCACTTGGAATATTATCGATACCGTTGTGAGCCATACCTTGGATGGATATAGATCCAATTGTGGTTAAAGCTGGCATCAATGCCGCCATAACCGCCGCACCACCTGCAAATTTCTGAGTTAAAGTCATTGCACTTGGATCAGCAAATGCTGTCGTATAAGCTGTCCAAGCAGCAACCATTGAAGATGCCACAGAAAAAGCTTGTTGCATTGCAAACATAGTGCGATATGTTGATGATTGCTCACCTAAACCATCTTTGGCAGACTGAGCTAATTGAGAAAATGTATTCTGACCTGTGGAAAGAATTCCACCCCACATATTCACTTGCTCAATTTGCTGACTTCTCGCCAAATCTTTAGTCTGTTTGTCATACAAAACATCTAAAGCAGACTTGGAATTCACATAGTCTTCATGTGCACTTTTAAGTTGGTCATACTTTTCTTGTTCCGAAAGAATTTGGCTTTCATTGATGGCATTAACTGCATCCATCAAGTCATTTCCAAGTTGAGAATAACCATCCTGTTGTTCGCTATTTAATTGCCATGATTGATATTGCATTGGAGTCATAGAAGCTTGCGCTCTAGCTTCAACACCCTTATCACGCATTGAGTAGATTGGGTTATTAATGCTATCAAATGCAGCTTGACGAGCAGCAATAATCTCTTGTGTTGCTTGATATTCAGCTTTAACTCTATCGTCACCAGCTTTAATGTAATTTTCTACATCTTTTTGATACGCTTGAGCCTGTAAAGATAAATAGTACTCCATTGCCTTTGGATCATTAGCAAAAGACTCTCTAATTTTCTTAACTTGCTCAGAGTTATTGTTTTCAAGCTTTTGCCAGTCGTCGTAGAACTCGATTAAAGCGATTCTATCTTCATCAAGTTTCTTCTTGTAACTTGCTAATTGCTCCAAGCCCTTTTGCGCATCCGAACCTTCAACAAAAGAAATAGATCCACTAAATGCAGCTTTCCATGCCTCCTCAGCTGATTTACCGGAAGCAATCGCTTGTGTATAAAGTTCACGACTAGCCTTTAAAGCGTTTTGAGCCTCTTTGACACTAATACTCGCCTTATTGCCAGCCTTACCATCGTAATAAGATTTACCAGTTACAGGGCTTGCAACAGAAGCAAATTCTTTCGCTAAATCTAGATTTGCAGCATAAAGATTATCACTTTTGCTCTTGATGTAATCTTCAATACTTCCACGGTCTTTCTTAGCAGTAAGCAGATACTGCTGAACTATACGCTCTTGTACTTCAGCATTAAATTTTTCAGCAACAGATACAATACCAGCATCAATGGCACCTTGAAGTGTAGAGGGTATATTTTGATATTTTCCAGCTGCGAATATAGAACCATTTTTTTGCAATGCTCTAATTTGCCCAACAGTCATATCAACTAGATTTAGTTTTGATCCAACGCTGTCGCCTGCCTTGCCTTTGTTGAACGAGTTGTAATTCCCTTCACCACGCGCAATTACTGAATCAATAGTCTTAGAATTGACAGTCTTTTCAAGCAACTCTTTGCGCTTTTTAAGCTCCTCATTGACTTTTTTCTCAGCTTCACTTCTTGCATCTGTTAAATCTGTTAGTCTTTTTTGTGATAAGACTTGAACGGCAAGAGCTGATGTTGAAAAAACTGACAAAGGCGTGCCTTTGCCATTGATACCCTCTGCTTTTTCTGCAGCAAGAATCATATCTGCAGTAGCAGCTGAATAGCCTTGAGAAATAAGTTGGTATTTTCTTAAGTTATCAGTTGTTGAATTTAAAGTATCATTAATAAACTTCTGAACTTCCTCTCCTAAATTCTTGACCTTAGCAGCTGCACCAACTGCCTCTTTACCAACAAGAGCAATTCCCTCTGCCCCAGTTTTAGCTGCCTTGGCATGATCAATGTGCTTATTAGACGCAATGCTTAAAATTTGATTCTGCTTTTCAATTTCCGTATTGCTTGCCTTTACGTTAGTCCCAACTTGGGCAGCCATTTTTAATGAATGCGGACTAACAATATTTTGCTTTTCAAGATTGGCAAATGCTGTTTTTGCACGCTCTCCACCAGCTTGTAACTCAACCAAATAAGTTTGCAAAGTCTTGGCTTCACCAGTTTTACCTTGGGCATTCAAATCACTTATATATTGTTGAAGAGATGTGAGGGATGAAGCTATTTTTTCATTCTGTTCTTCAATAGCATCAGCAGCATCTAAAGCCTTTAACTTCAATTGTTCAGCATTCAGTTGACTGTATTTAACTTTCAGCTCATCAACAGTTAATCCTTGATCCTCTAATGCACTTTGAATGTTCTTAGAAGAATCTCTCATTAAAAGAAACCCTGCTGCTGCGGAAGCCGCCATAACACCAAGACCTATAGGACCACCTAAAACACCACTTAAAGTACTCCCAACTCTAGCCGCTAATGATTTGGATGCATTATTTGCATTCTGCGCAACAGTATCAGCTGCCAAAGCGGCGGTATTGGCTTGTCTTAATGGTAAAACTGTTTTTTCTAAATAAGCTACTCTAGCCATCCCCGACATTCTTGCCAGTTGAGCTTCAGCATTTGCCAGCTCTATAGTAGACAAATGTGCGATCCGTGCTGTTCTTTGAGCCGTTATTTCATTTGCTAATTGCTCTGCTCGAATATTTTCAATTATTGTTCCAATTTTTACTTTTTGAGCTAATACGCTTTTGTAAATTGTTGGAATATACGAACCTGCCATATAAGCAGTACCAATCATCAAGGTATTAGTTACAGTCTCTAAATTATTAGATAGCCCTGTAATTGCAGGAACAGCAA